CGTAATCACCCCTACCGTATGCTGATACTCAGCATAGTCCTTGATGTGCCCTCTTGCGAGGGCGTTTTTGCGAGTGTCAATCGCGTCATCCAATTCCTTAATCACCAATTCAAATAGGTTCATTTTTTACCTTTGGGTTGTGGCTGCGGCCTATTTTCGTTCTGGACCGTATTAAACGCCCTTTCTCTCTCCTTTTCACTGGCGGCATGCTCTCTATCATTCATCTTCTCACCAGCGCCATAGAGCTTTTCAGCGATTTTCATTCCAACGTCAATGTTCTTGTGCTGCGTAGTGGTCTTATCCTTTTCTCCCTGCAGCATCAACTTGTTCTCGTTGTTCATCATGGCTATTTGCATTTCGTTCTGCAGTTTGGCCATTTCGATCTGATACTTCTGCTGTAGCTCTTGCTGTTTAAGCTGCAGTTCCTGCATCTGCATCTGAACGATGGGGTCTTGCGCCTGCTGCTGTGCAATCTGAGCCTGACTCTCTGCCTGATTTCTCTGCAACGCCTGTGTCGCTGCCTGCGCTGATATGACGCTAAGCTGCCTTTCCATTTCCGGGTCCATCTTCTGTTCTGGATCAGGGAGAGGCATACCCAGCTGCGCTTCAACTTCACGACGATACTGGAACGCCATATGCTCCATAATATGCGCCTGTGCTGCCTGCATGATGGCTTGCGCCTGTGGGTTCTGGCCGATTGCCTGTGCAATCTTCGGGTCTTGCATTGCCGCCTGATGAACAGCCAAATGCGCTGCGTGATCCTGCTCAATGAACGCCTTTACAGGCTCCTGATTCATGACTGCCATGTTTTCAGTGACAGGATCAGTAGGAACCAAGTCATCTTCAGTCTTAACAATCTTATCTGCATCCTTAATACCCATAACCTCCAGCATCTGCCTATGCAGGACTGGGAGATCGTAGATTTGAGGAGACTGCTGAGCCAGCTGAATTGCTGCCTGATACTGAATGATCCTCTGCGCCATAGTGGCTGCATTGGGATCGGAAACCGGAAGGACTTCAACTTTCTCATAATCTGACTTTTTAGCCTCCGGCCCTACGCCATAGTCTGGCATGTATTCGTATTCGGGAGCGGTGTACTCTTTAATAAGGTGAGCAATAAGCTTGAATTCCTGAGCCATCGCATAGTGCACACGCGCCTGCACTGCAGACATAACCTTCAACGTGCGCTCAAGGATCGCCAGTGTTGTGCCTACCGGAGCCTCGCCATTCATGGCATCGAACTTCACATCGGCTACCGCCGCCAGTCTACGCCCCTCATCTACGACATTCTGGAGAAGCTGGAACAGCGTAGCACTTGGCTCTTTATAAGGTAGAGGCATGATGTTGTCGCGAATAGTCGCGCTAGGAACATCAACATCTCTCCACTCTCCCGGCATGATGGGCGTATCGTCGCCTTTAACTCGCAAACCCTTGGTCTTGAGTCCACCCGGAAGGTTAGATAGCGTGCCTGCATCAACAAGCTGCCTGACAATAGAAGTTGCCGACTTCGCAAACCCACCAACTAGGTGAATCAACCCATAGCCGTAGGCACCAAACCCCGGTATATAGGTGTATTGCACGAAGTGCTGCTTGGCTCGCTTAAGCGGATCGTACTCATCCCAGTTTCTACGGACAGCCAGTACTTCCTGTGTGCTTTTCTCAATAGTTACCACATAAGGAAGAGCGATGCCTGTCGGTTCACCTGTCTCTTCGTCTATGTCTTCGTAACCTTTAAGGTCTAGCTCCGTATGGATTTCTAAAATTCTAAATCTATCGTCCTTGATAGCGCTGAACCCATCTGCCTCGTCCTTACGCTTCTGAATATCATCAAAATCCTTACTCGGCTCTCCGAGCTTTACATCCTTATAGAATCCTGCGTACTGCAGCTTCTTTAGCTCGTTCTCTGTCTTACGCATCAAATGCGTTACCCTATAGGCAGTGCGAGCATCCGACGCACCATAGGGAATGTACAAGTCTTCTGCTGGAACGAACATACTGACTTGTCTATTGAGGGAGGGGTCAAAGTAGACCTTTTTGAACGCAGCACCAGCTAAAGAGAGACTCCACAGCATCTTCTCGTGCTCTGGACGAAACTCCTGCATCTTTTCAGTCAGCTGGTAGTTCATATCTTCTGCAACACGTGCAGCAGCCTCCTCATTCTCGCGAGTTTCCTTCCCAATAATCCTGCTTTTTACTGGACCTTGTGCGGGGAAGGTTTCTGCAATCATCTCAGACTGAAACTTGATGGCCGCTTCGGCCAGCATCGGGTGATACACTCCACATGCCCCGTTCCACGGCTCCGTTCTCTCCTCAATCTTGAGGCCAAGAAGATCAAGCCCATCTATATAAGTCTGCTCCCACTCTTTACGAGCGTTCTTGTCGTTGTCAAAGTCATCCAACAAATCAGACGCCAGCGACTCCAACTCATCGCCATCCATATATTCGGCAAGGTTGGCATCAAACGATGGCTCCTCATCCATTTCAAAGTTGAGTTCGTCCGTAATTTCCCCTTCGGGATCACCGATAATAATCTCAATGGGGCTATCGTCTTCTTCCTGAAGCAGTGGGGATTGCGGCATCAATGCCTTGTCTACATTTGAAAGAGGGAGGATTGCCATTGTTGATGCCTACGCTAGTATGTTAGAGAATTTCTAGGAGCTTCTGGAGGTAATGTATAGCCTTTTCATAGTCTTCACGTGCTGGGCCTTTGTCTCCTGCTCTCATTATATACTTGATTGCATTGCCTCTGTAGAACCCGATAGCCTCTGCATGAGTGAACGTGTCGATAACATCCCACGGCTGTACGAGCTTGTCCTTGTAGTGGTTGCCTCCAACCTGACGGCTCATTGCCTCGCTTTTCTTCACCATAGCATTCTCTGCCTGTGCGTGCTCTTTCTGCATTAACGCATCCCATAGCCGTCCTTTGCTGACCGTATAGGCTAAGGTGTTCCATCTATTTATTTCGTCTTTGTCTTTGTCTCCGTACTCTTCATTGATGTACTTCACCCAGTCGTTGTAGTCCTTAGCGGCTATCTTCATTTTATTGTGCTCTTCTAGTTGTCTGTGCATTGCTTGCATTTCCTCTGTTCTCATCTTTATCTCCTAATAATACGCTGCTCGTTTAACCTTAAAGGACCACTCTTCTCCATCATCTTCATCGTGCTGTGTTCGTACCATCCCTCCTTTACGTATCCTATTGATTGCCTGACTCAATGTGTCCACATAGTCATCGTGCCGTCCCGCAGGGAAGCTAGCCACTTCCTCAATCACTTCATCTGCCCAGCGCTTCTCCGGTGCCCACACTCTATTAGAAGCAAAAACATCCGCTATCGCGTTCAACCGGGCAATCTTGTCATTCTTCATACCTGCCGCACCTCTGGACGGAGTGAACTCCTGCACGGGGATACCCATCGCTCTGAACTCATAAATCAGAGGTCCACCTGAGGCTTTCTTCTCAATAATCACACTGTCGGGTTCATGCTCCCTATAGAGTTCTAGCGCCTTCGCCTTCAGATCAGGAAACTCCAGCTTGCCTCGCCACGCATCAAGAAGAATGATGTGCTGGTTGTAATTGTCTTCCGGGTTCTCCCATACGCCCCATAAAGTCATGGCTGAGTAGTCAGCACTCTGCTTCGCTTCAAACGCGCAGTCGAAACTCATCAACGTAAAGTCTACGGGCGGTGGCCTGTCCTTTTTCCACATCTGCCAGTATTCTCTCTTTATAATAGCGGTTTCGTCGCTTGTGGGATTCTGCTGGTACTGGGCGTTCCACTTGTTTGCCGGAATTTCTGCACGTATGGCTTCAAGCTCTTCTTTGCTCCAGAACTCATGCCAGAGCGGATTGCCAGACGGCAGGATGGCAGGGAACTCAAAGACCTCCCACGCATCGGCCCCTTTATTAGTGGCATTCTCCAGAATCTGACCCGTCAAGTCTCTCATTGACCAACGTGTCTGTACGATAATTATGGCCCCACCCGGCTGAAGACGCTGACGTACACCTGAGGTGTACCAATCAAAAATCTTGTCGTAGACCCCCGGATTGAACGCTGCCTGCAACGCCTCTGCTTCGGTATGAGGGTCGTCAATAATAGCTAGCGTAGCTCCTCGTCCTGCCAGAGCCGCACCGACACCCGTCGCGTAGTACTCACCGTTATGGTTAGTGTTCCATCGTCCTGCCGCCTTGGAGTCGGCACGTAGCTCGACATTGGGAAAAATCTTTCGGTACTCTTCCGTCTCCAGCAGATTTCGCACCTGCCTACCAAAACCTTCCGCAAGTTCAGCGGTATTGGATACCTGCAGTATCTTCTCCTTGGGCTTTTTGCCTAGGAACCATGCCGGAAACAGATAGGAAGCAAAAAGCGACTTGGAGTGACGCGGAGCCAGATTGATGATAACTCTCTTCTTCTTACCTGCAGCAATATCTTCAAACAGCTTGGCAATTCTTCTGTGATGAGAGCCGCTGATGAAATCAGGGTATTGAGAGCGCACAAATTCCAAAAAGTCACTCTGGCAAAGCTCGCGCTTCTTTCTAAGGTCAAGCTCCTCCAACAGCCGCTGCAGTTTCTTTTTATCTGTATCGGAAGCCTTGGCTAGAGCTTCCTGCAGCATTTCTGTGGTTATGCCTTCCATTTTTAGCTGACTACTTCACCCTCTATCACCTTCTCGTCCTGCCTGCGCAGCACACCGCTTATCATCTGCATCAATTCGCTTTCCAGTTCTACCGTACTCTTTGTATTGATGTTGATTTCCTGCACCTCATTGTGCAGTCCGACTACGTTTGTCTTGGCTATGGCATCCAGTGCAGGCTTGCTGATCTTGGGATCGGGGTCTAGCGTTAGCTCAAAGTATTTATACATAACATAGGACTGCCACTGGTCCTTGTTACCGGGAACGGCAAAATCAAACCTTGCGAGATGCTTTTCGAGAGCCGCCTGCGCTGCAGGGGTGGGGGGTGCTTTGGCTACTGCGGGATCACTTATGGCTTCGACAACCCAAGTACGCTCGTCTGCCGTAAATGTTGGTAGTTCACCCGCTGTAAATGTAGGACGCTCAAACACTTCTGCCACTTCGGCAGCACAAATACCATCCAGCGGTATCGAAAAATGGGGCGCGGCCCCATCCCAATCATCCAATATGTCGAACATAAGCAGGCTACATAGAACCAGAAGCGGAGAAAATACTAGTAAAAAATAAAAAAATCAAGAACCTCTTTGGATGGTACCTAATTTGGATTAAGGGGTAGGGGACGGGTAGGGGTCAGAGGTTTGGAATTTTTTGGAAAAATTTTGTAAAAATTTAGAGGGC